AATTCCTCGCCACCTTCTGGAATAATTAGATTTGAGTGTATCTGGAGTTTTGAAGCCGTGTGGAATACTTGCTATTTGTGAGAGAGGGGCAAAGCCAGAGCCAGTATTTAGCATTGAGTCAGAAGACTGTCTGCTAGTTGGATATAATTTTAATTCTTCACCAACCTTATTAGCATATACCTGTATGCCCTCATAGCCAATGGTATGTAGCTTCATTGCGTGAGATGGTGCAAAGTTTACTACAAGTTTTATATCGGAGATTGATGCACCGCTTGGGAGTGGATAAATGTCTAGATTTATCTTCTCAAAGTATGAACTAGATGTGTAGTCATTTGAAACACCAAGAGTTACTGTATCAGCATATACTTTTAGAGGTATTTCATATTCTGCAAAGCTAGTTGTATTAACGACAGGAGAAGGCAGTTTGTAGTGATCACCACCGGCGTTATTTGTGAGATTGGTTTCAAAGTATTCATCTGCACTAGATGGAGTCTCAGCAGAAATTGCACTTACATTAGAAGATAAGTTTCCAGTGGTAGTAGGTATAGTACCTGTACCCTCTGTGTTCTGCAAAAATCCACCAGAAGCATTGGTGATATTTAATATCTTGTCATCGCTATATCCAACAATGTCTATTGCATAATCTCTAGACCCGACTGCTTTCTTAGCTGTAACCTTGAGAGAGACAGAATCAACAACAAAGAAGTTGTCAAAGATTGGAAGCGGGCCTTTGCCTGCTGTTTTGAAAGCGCCGCTAATTGGAACACCAAAGCCAAACTCTCCATCCATAAGGCCAAATACGCCCTTTGGTGTTTTGTGGCCAAACTCAAGAATTAGTTTGCCAGAATCTACAACCCCAAACGTAGATTGAAGATTAATGTAATCGCCGGTCGCTTCATTAGTGAGTACGTCTAATAATTTAGAAGCGCCTGTTGTGGTCTCATTAGTATAAGTAGAAGTGCCATCTTGCCAAACGCTACTAGATGTTGGATATATGCCAGTATCAAATGTAGCTAACTTGAACTGTGTTGGCTTAATCTCTCTTTGGAGTCGTGTACCAGTTGGCTCGACTTCCAAAAACATATTGAACTTTTGACCAACTCTGACATCGTATGCTCCACTATTACATATCTCTATAGCAGATATTCTAATCGAGTTGTTGGGGTTTATATACCCTTGAAACGTAGTCCCTAAAGGTGAAGCTCCAATGCCTAAATAGTCATCATCGCCAATAACCGTTGGGTCATAGCCTAGATCATTTTCTTCAAATCCAAAGTCGAAGCCTTCGTCAAAAGGATCGTCGAAATCATGTACTGTTACATCAATGTTTAATGTATACCCACTATCATCATTCAGCTTAGGAAAAAGATCGTCCCAAGTGTTTAAGGCAAACCTGTTCTCTGTGGGTTGAGCTACATATGTGGCCCAGTTTTTATTTGTACCAGTTGAGAAATCCGCATCGCCGCGTACTACAATGTCCTCATACTTAATAATAAGATTGCCAGAAGTATTTGTTAAAGACCCAAAAGTTGTGCCATTATCTTTTACAAAAACATCTCCACCGTTAGCGTCAAGAACAATG